ACGAGGGGATCAAGGACGATGCGCTGATGTACCAGGAGTTTCCTCCTACGGAAGACTACGCATTCGTGATGACTGGTACGAGCTTCTTCTCAAACTCCCGGTGTACTGACGCTGCCAAGAAATCTCGCCAGTTACATCCGGAATGTTTCCGCTATGCTTTCGGGGCAATGTTCCAAGACACAGACGTTTTGAAGTCAACCGAGAAGTTGGGGACATTGAAGGTCTGGGAACAGCCTATTGACACGGCCTACTACGTCATTGGTGCTGATCCTGCTTATGGATCATCTGATTGGGCAGACCGTTTTTCTATCCAAGTGTTCCGCGTGTATGCGAATGGCATGGAGCAGGTGGCGGAGTTTGCGACCAGTGAGATGAACACCTACCAGTTTGCGTGGGTGATTGCTCACCTTGCCGGTGCGTACAAGAACTCAACGCTTAACTTGGAAGTCAATGGTCCCGGTCAGGCGGTGATCAACGAGATGCGTAACCTCAAACGTCTTGCTGCCGCGCAGGGTACTGCCGGTAACGGCATCATGGATGTGCTGGGATCTATGCAGAACTACATCTGGCGTCGTAACGATACGATGTCCGGTCTATCCAACTCTATTGGCTTTTTGACCACCAGTCAGACCAAGGAACGGATGCTGACCTACATGAAAGATTACTTTGAGCGTGGGCTGATGGACATCAAGTCTATGGACCTGCTAGACGAGATGAAGGGCATTGTTCGTGAGGGCGGGTTTATCGGCGCGCCTGGGCGCGGCAAAGATGATAGAGTCATTGCCAGTGCGCTGGCTGCTGTTGCTTACGCCGAGCAGGTTCAACCTCGATTGATTGCCATGAGACTGACGAAAGAAATCTCTCATGCCCAAGAGAACCAAACGCCAGAGCAGATCGCTGCTGGACGTAACGTATCTAACTATCTCAAGAAAATCGGGATGTACGGTGGCTCTACACACTGACCTGACCGTTGTCGCAATCTACGGCCACAACGATGGCGCTACCGCCATTCCCAGTCTTGTTGAAAGTCTCTCCCAGTTGCCCGGAAGCCGGGGTCTTCTGATCTCCCTTGAAAGACCTTCTTCTTTGCCAGACCATATCTGCTGGAAACAAACAGCACCGCTGGATTACTACCAGTACTCAATGTTCTGTATGTACTGCCTGCATTCGTACATAGAGACTGAGTACTGCTTAGTAGTACAAGACGATGGCTGGGTCATCAACGGGGATAACTTCACAGACGAGTACTACGAATACGACTATGTGGGCGCACCTACTCACATGGGCATATTGGGCAACCAAGCTCTGTTCCACTTCTCGTGGTTGCACGTCAAAGATCCAATCGTTGTGCAGAACGGCGGGTTCTCCCTGCGTAGCCGCAAGTTCTTGCAAGCACCGTCCAAGCACGGAGTTGTACACACGTTGTACACGCAACAGCCGTTCATCAACGAGGATGTCCAGCTCTCAGGTTTGCTGCGTCCTCAACTAGAATCTTGGGGCATTCGTTTTGCTCCTACCAACATTGCCAAACACTTCTCGATTGAGTACATGGGTCCAGGCATCCACGATGACATTGACCTGGAGCGGCTGGTCGGTCACCACGGACCCAGTAGAAAATTAATCGGCCACAAATCTATTGCGATCAAAAGCACGGCAGAAGAATGCGGCGACGTCTTTGGTGAATTAGACTTTCTCATGTTTTTGCAAGACAAGGGCTACAAGTTTGAATACCGTCATCCCTAAACAAGAACTCAAGATCTTGGTTGGGCGACTCCTAAAAGATAAGGAGCGCGGCATTTCCCTTCAAAAGTTTGCTGACCTCTGCGGTATCTCAAGAGAATTCTTGGCAGACGTTTTCATCTACGAGAACGCGCCCATGAGTGAGATCACACAACGTCGGGTCTCTGCCGCGTACCAAGCGTGGCGAGAGGGCCGCGTGCGAGTTATGAGGAGGAAAGACCAAACTCAATACGTTGACTATCGAAAGATCCCAGAACCTGCTATCTTCCCGCACATGGGGATCGTCAACTCCCCTGACGGATTCAAACTATCTATCGGCCCCCGTAATCGTCACGATTACTCTTATCCTACCTTGGACGAATTATGAGCGTACTCCACGACTATCTTTGCGAATCACACGGTCTCTTCGAATCGTATGAACCACAGTGTCCTATCAAGTTTTGCACCGCAGAACTCAATATGGTTTTCCTAAAACCAGTTGCACTCAAATCAGATAAAACCAAACAGGCTGACCGTAACCTGCGTGGCCTCGCCCAAGACTTCCAAATGTCAGACATCAAATCTACTCGTGAAGGTGACACGCAAGCCGGTTACCATCACCACAACGTGCCAGAACCTGAAGTCAAAGAAGCTCGCCCAGGCGATGCCGCTATCTGGGGCGGCGGTTTCCAGAACATCAATATGCAAGCAGCACTTGCCGGCAAAGTTGCCCAGTCAGTACGCGGTGAGGCCGTTGGCGTTAACCCCAAGGACACTGGAAATTTGACGGGACCAAAAGCCGCGAGTTACATTGCTGACCATGAGAACTTGGCAATAAACCCATGAGAATCCCGAGCGATCCGGTAGAACGAGAATTCTTCTACCTAGACCTCATCCACAAGTGCAGCGTCTCTATGCCAGAACGCCGCACCGAGTACGGAGGTCTTCGCTCGTGGTATCTATTCGGGAACGGACCGGACGAAGCGCCGGCCATGTACAACAAGATCTTTCCGCACATAGATCAGTTGTCATCCTTCCTCTACTCTGCCGAGACCACCCGATTCTCCATAGACTTGGGTGCCGCAGTAGCAGATGAAGAACAAGCCAAACTCCCGGTCCTGACCCGCGCACTCAACGATGAATGGCTAAACAGCAATGCTGACCAAGTATTCTCGACAGCGGTATCATGGTCTTTGTGCTACAACAGCACCTTTATTAAACTGGTTTATAGAAACGGTATTCATCCGTATCTCGTGGAACCGGCCAGCATCGGTGTGCTGCGAGAAGACACTCCATACACCGACAGACAAGAAGCACTAATTCAGACTTACTACATCACAAAGTCTGAACTCTATAACCGTCTCTACAGCCACCCACAGCGGGAAAAGATTGTAGAGCGCGTATCGTATATGCAGCACGAGCGAACCGAGGTCGCTAACGGCGTCCAGCGCATTATCATGAGTCAGACGGACCCAACCCTGTACGGGAACGTCAACCTTGACTTGTCAGGCGGCAACCGCTACAAAGCACAAGTCTCGGAAGAAACCGTCGAGATGACGGAACTCTGGGTATGGAACGATGAGATTGATGACTACCAAGTAGTCACCCGCGCAGAACCTGACGTCATCATCTACGATCGTCCTGGCGCAACCGTCTTCTTGAAAGGCGAGCTGCCCTTCATCCAAGTCTGTCCTCTACCGCTCTACGATTACTACTGGGGACAATCAGAAGTTTCTCGTCTGATTTACCTCCAGCAGATGCGTAACAAGCGCATGGTAGAAATTCTGGACATCTTGTCCAAACAGGTCAGCCCACCAACAGCACTCATTGGATTCACTGGAATCCTTGATGAGAAGAACTTTGCTCTCAACCGAGCAGGCGGGATCTTGGCAACAGACATGCCAAGCGCCAAGGTTGAGAAGCTATCTCCTCAAATGCCCCCGGATCTTTTCCGTGAGATCGGCGAAATTGACTCTATGTTTGAGGAAGCCTCGGGCATAGTCTCGGTTTTGCAGGGTCGCGGTGAGTCTGGAGTCAGATCTTCCGGTCATGCCAGTCAACTTGCCCGTTTAGGGTCTTCTCGTGCCAAAAAACGGGCGCTTGTCATTGAAGATTCGCTAGAAAAGATGGCGACTCTGTATCTCAAGCTCATGCAAGCGTATCCAAACACGCATTTCACGGATACACGGGGCAATCGGTTCATTGCCGAGCAATTGCCCAAGAATTACGCCGTAAAAGTGGATGCACACAGCAATTCACCCATCTTCATGGAAGATTTGCGCCAATTGGCGTTCAATCTGTTCAAAGCACAAGTCATTGACAAGGAATCCTTGCTAGACTTGCTTGAACCACCTATGAAGCAACAATTGAAAGACCGTCTCAAGAAGATGGAAGCAGCACAAGCCCAACAAGCGGCCATGCAGCCTCCAAAGGAGAAATGATGGTAGCTTCTGGAGTGATAAAGACTGGTGATCAACCAAGGATCACCGCTAAAACACTAGACAAACGTCAGGAGACTCCATCCTTGACGTACCGTACACAGACGAATAGGATGGGATCTGCGGGTAATTCATCCCGTATGAACCGTGACTACACACGAAGGTAATTGTAATGTACAAAACGATGAAGCGCGGTCGCAAGACTCGCAGGTAATTCACTCAGAGTTCGAAGGGTATGGCTGCTTGCCCTTTCAAGTGGCCCCGCAACCAGGAGATCGTCATGGCACGTCGTGGTCGTAAAGGTCGGAAGTAATCCGAACGTAACAGGTTTCTGAACCGGCCTGCGGGAGGTGGGCGATGAGCCTCCCACTTGACTTGAATTGTAATTAGGTATAAAAGGTCGCACATGAGCGTACCAGCAGATAAATTGATGGAATTGATGAAAGGCGACCGCAGTGCAGGCGCGCCCGTCCCAACTCCTACGTCTCCCGGAGCATCATCTCCTGAGACACCTCCTATGGCTTCCCCAATGTCTACCCCTGAAAAACAGATGGGTACTCGTGAAGCCGCAATGATCAACATCTCAATTGCTCTTGATCTTCTTGACCAGTCTCTCCCAGCAGTCGGTGCAGAGTCGGAAGAAGGGAAAGCAATTATGGAAGCCTCTCGCAAACTTGGTGGTTTGCTGGGCGGCAAACGCAATGAAACCGGCGAACTCCAGCAGTCAGAAATTCTGCAAATGTTGCAGACGCTACCCAAAGCAGGTGGCATGACTCCAGAGTCCCGTGCAATTCAGTCAGCCCCGCCTCCGGGAATGACGCCCCCTGGCGCAGGCGCGCCAAAACCTCCTGGACTAGGATAAACAATGGACCTTTTTAAACCTCGCGGAGCTTCCGCTCCACGTCGCCCAACTGACGACCGTCAGGAAAACGGGCAAATCGTAAACACGCCACGCTTCTCGCGCTTCGGCGGTCTTGACAAGCCATCTGATCTTTCTAAGAACAAGATGGCCGTGCACAAGCCTGCTGACGGGAAACGAGTGATCTGATAACCACATTGTAACGAGGGTAACAATGTCTCTTGAAAATTTATCAGTTGATGCGCGCGACGAACTCGCGGCATTAGCCCAGCAACTTGCTGAGAATCCTTCTACGCGCAAAGAGTTTTTGCGTATGACCAAGAAGGTTAAACCTGATCTTCCTATTCCTGAACTGGAAATTGAAGATCACACCAACAGTGCGATTTCCGCAGCAGAAGCGCGCGTCCAGTCTTTGGAGAACAAACTCCGAGAGCGTGACGCCGTGGAAGAATTGCAGAAACGTCGCAATTCGTTGAAGCAAAAAGGCTTGGCAAGCTCGGACGATGACATCAAGGGCATTGAAAAAATCATGCTTGAACGGGGAATCACTAACCATGAGACCGCCGCCGAGTATCATGAGTGGATGAAGCAAGCCGCGACACCCACACCATCCGGGTACAATCCACAAATTATTCAGAAATTTGATTTGAATAAATACTGGAAAAACCCGGTTAGCGCAGCAAGAAACGAGGCGGTCAGCGCATTACAAGACCTGCGCCGTCCTACTCGTCCTATTGGTTTGTAAACCTCACCGGAGATCGTTATGCCTATTGGTGGCGGAATTCTACCGGCAACGGGATCAACTCAGTACACTGAGTTAACTTACGTCACTCGTAGGGCATTTATCCCGAAGCTGGTTGTACAGCTCTATAACTCGACCCCTCTTCTCGCAGCACTGATTGCTAACAGTCAGCAAGCCAGCGGCGGTGTGTCTTCCGTAACAGTGCCTGTTCAGGGCGCTCAGTTTGTAAACGCACAATGGTCAGACTACAGCGGCTCGTTCGCTCAACCGTCTGTCCAGCAGGGCGCGTACAACGCTGAGTTCAACCTCAAGCTGATGATCACACCAGTCCCGTTCCTCGGGATGGAAGGTGCGGTTCAGCAGGACGCAGCAATCATTCCGCTGATCGAAGCGCGTATGAACGATGCGACCAACGTGATGATGGACGCGATGGCAACATCGCTCTACCAGAACTACACGAACACTCAGCAGTTTATCGGCCTCCCAGGCGCGATTGACGATGGTACGAACCTTCAGACCTACGGCAACATCAACCGTAGCACCTACACATGGTGGAAGTCGAAGGTCTACAACGCTGGTAACGTCAACCCAACCCGTCAGAACATCCTGCAATACATTTCTGGAACCGTGAAGAACGGTGCAGAAGTGCCATCGTTTGGTGTTTGCGGATTCGGTACTTGGACACTGTTGGCTCAAGACTTTGTTGGTCAAGAGCAGTATGTCATCACCCCAGGATCTGGGTTTGATGGCGACAACAACGGACCACAGGCCGCGTTCCGTGCGTTGATGGTTGCCGGTGTTCCGATCTATCCAGATCCGTACTGCCCAGAAGGCGTTGTCTACTTCGTCAACACGAACTACCTGAACCTGTACATCCACGAGCAGGGTTCGTTTGTGTTTACTGGGTTTGAGTCCACTCTGCCTAACTGGCAGATTGGTTACGTCGGCGCAGTGCTGATGATTGCTGAGTTGATTAGTACTAAACCAAAGTCAATG